GTGACCTTACAAATTTGTAAAGCCACCAGAGCACTAGGGGGACATCGTGCTCTGCGTCGTTCTAGCAGGTGCTAGAACTCTGTGCACGATGCACGGGCTGGGGCTGGATTGCAACCCACTGACCCGTCGGCTGTAGCAGCAAGGGCGGGTGCTCGGGGTGCATCACGATCACCTCGTTGCAGACGTTCAAGGCCATGCGGGTGCGCTCGTCGTAGCCTGCGGGCAGCTCGGCCAGGAAGGTCATCTCAGCGGCCACGGCGTGCCTCCTTTTCCCACTGCTCGCGGTGCTCGGCATCGCACCAGCGGCGCTGGTCGTCCAGGATCTCGTCGCAATACAGGCAGCGCCCGGTGGCCATCGGGCCCTCGGGTTTCTTCATCCGCATCGAGTTCTGGGTGGCCAGGTAGTCGCGCTCCTGGGCCAGGTCGATCTCATCCATGCCGCTTCTCCATCTCGATCAGCAGGTCGACCTCGTGCTTGATCTTCTCCAGGTCCTGGAAGCGGGACTCGGCCGGCTTGTCGCGCCAGCGGGTGATGCGCTTGACGATGCAGCCCTCGAGGAAGTTCAACTTGTTGGCGTGGATGTACTCGACCGGCTGGATTGCTTTGTTCTTGTAGTGGCCGCCAGCCACCTGGACGTCGAGCGGGCTGGCCGGGTTTGACGCATCGATGCGCCTCGTGACCTCGATGACTGCGCCGGGGCGAGGCGTCCAGGCGTCGATCGGGTTTGTCTCGTTGAAGCGCAAACAATCCTTGCACGGGGCCTCGCGCGTGGAGGTGGCCATGTGCAGGCAGGTGCTGCAAAGTTTCTGAATCATCGTTTGCCTTTCATGTAATCCATCAGCGCGTCTTGCACGCTGCGCTTGGTTTGTCTGCGGCTCATCTCGAGCTCGTCGATCGTGCCCCTGGCCACCAGGTAATGCAGGAACACAGGGCGATCCTTGCCTGCCTGGAATTGTCGCATCGGTCCCACCCGTTCAAGGATCTGGTCGTGGTACTCGAGGTTGGGGTCCTGCGCGAAGAACACCACGGTGTTGCAGTGCTCCTGCAAACCGTCGACACCGTGGCCCATGCTGGCCGGGTGGCCCAACCAGAGCTTGCCCCTGCCCGCCATGGCCAGGGCCATGTGGCCCTTGTTCGACAGGTCCAGGGCGTCAGGGAAGCGCTGGACGATGCGCTCGAGCTCGTGGGTGTAGTGGTAGGACACCAGCAGGGGATCGTCGCCGGTGGCCTCCACGAGCTCCTGCAAGGCGTCCAGCTTCTCATCGTGGACCTTCACCCAGGTGACGCCGTCCTCGAGGAACACGGCACCGGCGGCCATCTGCAGGCACTTGCCGTACTTGGCTGCAGCGACCATGGCCTCGACCTCGTGCGTGTCGATCATGGTGAAGAGCTCGCGTTCCATCTCGCGGTACTTGATCCTGGCGGTGGCCGGCAGCTCGACCTCGACCACGTTCACGATCGGGTCCTTCAAGTCGAACCAGTCCTTGGGGTCCAGCGTCAGACAGATGTCAGACAAACGTGCGTGGATGTCGTCGGCGGCGTGCTCGGCTGCGCGCCACTGGTGGAACTGGCTGTTGCCGGTCTTCATCGGCACGAACCAGCGCTCACGGAATGCCGAGAACGTGCGGCCCAGGCGCACGCCTGCGTCCAGGAACCAGGTCTGGCCCCACAGATCCTCGAGGCCGTTGCTGGCTGGCGTGCCCGTCAGGTTCATCCAGCGCTGAACGTCCTTGTGTGCCACGCCGGCCAGGGCCTGCGCACGCACGCCACCCTGGCGCAGCCTGAAGCCCTTGAGCTTGGTGCTCTCGTCGGCCACCACGGTGCGGAAGGGCCAGGCCTTGCCGGAGTCCTTGAAGTGCTGGCGCAGCCAGACCAGGTTGTCGTAGTTGGTGGTGTAGACCTGAGCAGGGCGGCGCAGGGCAGCTGTGCGCTGCTTCACGTCGCCGACCACGGGCACGACCTCCATGTCTGACAGGTGCTGCCACTTGCTGGCCTCGTTGGCCCAGGTGTCGCGTGCCACGCGCAGCGGGGCCAGCACCAGGGTCGGCGCGTCCTCGCCCACCACGTTGTGCAGGTGGTCCAAGAACGTCATCGTGATCACGGTCTTGCCCATGCCGGGCTTGGCCCAGAGGGCGCAGCGCTGCACGAGCGACATGTGGGCCATGGCCAGGCCGGCGAAGGGGCGGGGTGTGTAGGACTTACGCATCGCGCTCTTTCAGCGCCTGGGTCAGCAGCTGCTGCAACCACCGGCTGCCGCCCATTCGGCGGAACTGGATCTGCTGCTCGCGCGTCAAGCTGACCGAGGTCTTGTGTCGGATCTCACCCGGCACCAGGGCTGGGCGGCCGGGGCTGTTTTTGCTGGACTTCATGGCCGCGCCCCCAGTCCTGCGAACGGGTTGGCCCCGTAGGTGCGCCAGGTCTTGCCCAGCTTGATCGAGCTCACGGTGGCCTGGCTGACGCCAAAGCGCGCGGCGATCTCGTACTGGTTGCCCTCGGCCTGGCGCACCTGCTCGGCGAGCTCCAGCGTCAGCTTGCCGCGCTGGCGGGCGTTGTCGGCCAGCTTCTTGCGACGGAGCATGTCGTGCTGGTGGCCCTGCTCGAGGGTGGTGCGTCGCTGCACGACCTGGCGCTTGGCCCAGGCGACGTGGTCAGGGTGCACGCAGGCCGAGTTGCCGCAGGTGTAGGTCGCCACCATTTTGTTGGGGGCATGGCCGCGCTCGAGCAGGATCAACCTGCGCACGGCCTGGATCTTGTCCTGCCAGCGCATCGTGGGCGTGGACCCGCAGCTCTGCAGCGCGCCGGTCCAGTTCCAGCACTCGCCGTCTTCGATGACGTGCGTGGTGACTCGTTCAATCAATGTCATGACAGCAGCTCCTCCACCTGGTAGAGGGTGCCGATCACTTCGACGCGCTGGCCCAAGGCTCGCATGCGTTCGTGCTCACGGTGCTGGGCGCGCTCGCGTGCGTCTGCGGGAAAGGTGACGACGGTCTTGGGGTTCTTGAGCTCGACCCAGAAGGTGCGAGCGTAACGGTTGCCCGGTGACGGCTCCCAAACGGGCAGCATCACCAGGCGATCGGGTGCTGAGTTGCGGCCGATCCACTGGACCTTGCGCACCTCACCCCCCATTGCCTTGACCCGCTTGGTCAGGTAGTCCTCGATGTCGCGTTCAAGCATGGCTGACTCCCACGGCAAGGGCGGCAGCGAACACCGCCGCGATGCAGATCAGCATCCACTTGGCCAGGTGCTTGAGGTAAGCGCGCCAGGGCGAGTGGGGCAGGGCGGCGGGCGCGTGATCGCGGCTTTTAATCTTGGCCACACGGGCTGGGCAGTTGTCGCCCTGGTTGCAGTCGTAGTCGCAGCAGTTCATGCCAGTGCCCCTTACGCAATGCGCAACACTTCGACGCTGACGCCGGTCATGTTGGTGGTGTAGGTGTCCTTGCCCCACTCTTTGGACAGCACGCTGCAAACCCCGCTGCGGATGTCTTCGCAGCTGAACTTACCGATGGCGACCTCTTGCACGTCACCGATCTCTGCGGCCAGGTTGAGCTGGGGTTTGTAGAACTTGGCGATCTCGCCGTAGGCGTACCGCAGGGGAGCGCGCTTGCGATCCTTGGTCGCCTTCACCTCGAGGACGCCGAACTCCTCGCCGTCGGGTGTGATGATCTTGAAGCTGCAGCCCAGGGCGTCGATGAACTTGATGGCGCGCTGGAGTTCCTTGAGTTGGATGTCTTTCATTTTGTTCTTCCTTGAGGTTATTTCGAGAATGGTGTGCGACGTTCGACAGGGGCGGCCAGCAGCCACTTGTCACCAAGCATGCGGATGCTGCGCACCCACTGACGCTGGTTGTGGCGGTTGGTGCGCGCTGGCACATAGTCCACGTTGAAGAGCTGGCGCACGTAGCGCAGAGCGGTGACATTCATGTGAGTCCTTTCACAGTTGGTTGGCGAGATGGGAATTGTAGCATGTGCTAAATCAGTCCTTTCTGTATCGGTACGTTTCAAACCCTGCTGCCGCCAGGGGAATTCCTTTTGCCCAGGCCGGCGCGGTGGCCATCATGTTGCCGAGTTTGTCGGCGTTGAACTCTTCGCGGTCGGGCGTCTCGGTCAGCAGTTCGTCGTGCACCGACAGCACGATCTCGTAGCCCGTGGCTTCGATCGCGGGCATGTTGTAGGCCAGGATGTCGCGGGCGAAGGCCTGGGTGGCGTTCTCGATCAGCTTGCCGCCGTAGGTCTTGATGCGGCCCCACTGGCGCGTGTACTGGTTGACGCCGAAGTAGGTGATCTGGCCGTCGTCGTCGACGCTGGGGTTGATGTAGCAAAGGTATCGGCCCGAGGGCAGGCGGATGCGCAGCCAGGCACCATCGCGGCGCGCCTTCAGGTGCTGGCCGATCGGGAACGACTCGCCAGGGTTCTTGATGGCCAGGCGCACGGCCTCACCCGCAGCAGCCCACAGCGCAGAGGTCGCGGCGTGCGCGTCACGCCAGGCGCGCTTGAGCACTTCGCACGCCACGTAGACATCCATCGGCAGGCCCAGGGTGCGCTTCTTTTTCTGCGCCCAGGTCCACATGCCCTGCGCGTTCTCGAGCGCCTCGCGTGAGGCCGTGGCCCACACCGCCTTGGCCAGGTCCTCGAGGTCCATGTTGTAGACGGCGGCGAAGGTCAAGAACGCAGCGACGCCGCCCTCGTAGCCCAGGCCCAGCTCCATCACTTTGCCGATCTGGCGCTTCTGGCCGGTGGCTTCCTTCGGGTCGATGTTGAACGAACGACCGTAGGCCACCTTGTACAAGTCTTCGCCGATGCCTGCGTCGAAGTCGGCAAAGGCTTTGAGCTTCCAGCGCTCGCCGGCCAGGAACGCGAGACCCCGGCCCTCAATGTTGGACAGGTCGGCGATCACGAGCTTCTTGCCGGGTGGCGCCACGATGCAGCCGCGCACGGTGTTGGCGGTCAGGCGCATGGTGTTGTTGAAGAAGAGCTCGGCGCATCCTTGCTTCAAGGCCTCGATGCCCTCGTCGATCTCGGGCTGCTTCATGTCGGGCCTGGGCATGTTCTGGGGCTGGAAGATGCGACCGGCCCAGCGCGCCGTGCGCTGCGCGCCAGCGAACTGCAGCGTGTTGCGCAGGCGGCCGTCGTCGCTCGAGGCGTTGACCAGGGCCTTGTACTTGGCGGTGCTGGTCTTGGTGGCCTCCAGGCGGATCGACAGCAGCAGGCGCACGCCCTCGGGCAGGTCGGGATCTTCCACCCGGCGGCGCAGCGTGTCGGCCTTCATGTCTGGCAGGTCGACGCCGTGCTCGGCGCAGATGAACGCGAGCAGCTGGTCGCGCTTGCTGGCGCTGGTCACCAGGCCGTTGGTCTGCTCGACGACGTCGGCCTTCAGTCGCTTCTGCTCTCGAGCAACAGCGTCGATGGCGGCTTCCGCGAGTTCCAGGTCGACCGCCACTCCGCGATCGTTGATGCGCTGATCAAGGTGCCAGACGGCAAGCTCGGGGTGGCCGGCGCGATAGTTCCAGGAGGGCAGGCGCTTGCCGATGGCGCGCATGGCGACGATGTCTTGTCGGCTGTACTCGAGGAATTCGGCCCACTGTTCGGGGTGTGTTTCACGGGTGGCCCTTCGCAAAATGCTGTTCTTTGGTCGCGGCTTGCAAAAGAGCTGGATCAGCTCGCGGCCGCGCTTGTCTTTGGCCTTGTCTTCTTCGAGGCCAACGATCTGCCCGATCTTATCCAGGCTGCCAGGCAGGCCGTGCGACATGGCCTGGATCATCGTGTCTTGCCAGCGCTCCACGGGCACGTCGATGCCCCAGCAGTGACGCAGCAGGGTGCGGTCGAACATGCTGTTGTGCGCCACGACGGTGACGGTGGGGTCGCGCAGAGCGTCGAAGAGGGGAACGGCCGTGACTTTCCAGTCGATGTTTGTGCAGTCGGCCACCACCGGCTCGCCGTCGTCGATCGCCCATTGAGCGACGGTGATGCGGGTCGACTCGTGCTCGGCGTAGCGGTGCGTGCCGGCAGTCTTGAGGTCGCACTCGGAAAATGTCTCGCAGTCAAACCAGAGGGTGGTCATGTTGGTCTTTCAGTTTTTGATGGAGACCGGTGGCCAGGCCCCATCAAAAACTGCCCCGCTATAATCGCGGGGCAAGTTGCTTTCTCCTTGAAGGTTTTAGGCCCGCCTCACAGCGGGCCTTTTTTCGTTCAGGCGAAGTCGTCGGCACCTGCGCCTTCGGTGACTTCCTCGAACTCGTCAGCATCGGCTGGGCGGCCTGCGCTGAACGAGTCGCCGTCGGCGTAGAACTGGATGCCACGCAGCTGCGCGTTGACGCGCTGGCCGTAGCTGTTGTCCTGCGCCCACAGCTCGATCGAGGCGTTCACGAAGCAGCCAGCGTAGGGGCGGCCAGACTTGGCAGACAGCGGGCTGCGATCGCGGTCGATCACGGTCGGTGCTGCGTTTTCCTGGGCGGCAGCGCTCACGAAGAAGTTGCCAGGGAAACCGTCGTACTTGCTTTTGGTGTCGCCGTCGTGCAGCGCCAGCTTGTCCTGCTTGTCCAGGCCACGCACGATGGCGGCGGCCTTGTCGCGCCACTTCTCTTTGGCGATCGCGTCCTGGGCGGCGCGGATCTCAGCGATCTGTGGGTGGTCAGCAGGGATCAGCAGCGTGGCGCTGTAGCGGGGCTTGCCTTCGCCAGCCACGGTGGTGGGCTCGAACAGGTTGGGGAATGCCAGGCGCACGTTTTTGATCAGGATGCGGCCGATGGGTTTGGATTGTGTAGACATGGAATGGTCCTATGAAGTGAAGAAAAATTAAGCGAGATCGTCAGCGGTGGTCACGTCGGTGAAGTCATCAACGACCGGCGTGACCACCAGGGCCGGACGTGAATCGGTTAAGGGGGCCACATGTGGCTTGCCCTCGGATTGGGTGATCTTCTCCAGCACCTTGGGCCACTGGCGTGGGCCGATCGTGCCGGCCTTGGCCAGCTTCTCGGCGGTGGTGGGGCTGATCAGCTTGAAGTCGTACATCTCGGCTTCCTTCAAGCGCATCGTTTTGAGCA